AACAGATAAAACCTTCCCTCCCCGCGTGCTCCGTATGTTGGGCATGCATATAACTATGATTCACAATCTCATCACAACTACGGAATAAGGGTTGCACATATAAGCACAATGCCTTATACTTATAGACATAAGGAGCGAACTAAACAGAAGGGAGCAAATCATGGCTGCAAAAATAATCAAAGAAACCGAAATTCCTGGCGCGGTACTTCCTAGCGAGTTTGACGAAACAGGCACCGTTACCATGACGCTTAGAGTTGATAGGGGCGTGTGGGAGACTAAGGAGTACATGAACGGTAAATTTTGGCTTGTAGAGCACGGCAGCAAGCGGGAAGCTGAGGGGTATTACGACATGAAGGTTAATGAACATCGTGCTAGGGCTGAATGGAATGCACAGTTTGATTAGCAGCGCATCAACGAGTTAGGAGTAAATTATGTGTATGCAGTACAGTGCAAAAATCATCGAGAACGGCAAAGCTAGATACGCAGAGTGCAGTGGATACACGCCAGGGGCTGCACTGCTTCGGCTGGTGCAGTTAAAGCACATTCGTAAGGGCGCAACCGTCCACTTGGGTAGCGCCATGTGGGAAGGCGACAGGTACGTATGTGCCACTACCACCTATCGTCACATGCCTGAGCGCGATGATGAACGGTACAGCGCGTGGGAGCTGGTAGGTTCGGGTCTTGTGCAATACTTCACTGCTAAGCCCGAATAGAAAAGGGGCCATCATGTATCACCATTTAGCTCCACTAGCTGCCTTTATCGGCCTTCTTTTAGCAATAGCAGGCTCGGCGATGTTTGGACAGAAGCCCAGACGGTTAGCGCTTGCCTTGGTTGCAATCGGGGCAGCATTGAACGTAACGCCGTATTTGTAAAGGAGACAAATCATGAATGGTATTAAAATCACTTACCTCGTCGAGTTTCCGCGAGTTGGTAGGGTGCTGTATATAGGGGCCGAAACAGGCAAAACCGCTATTGTCCGTGTTACCAATGGTAGTACCGGGCAGATTATTAGCTCAAAGCGTTTTGAGGATTACAACGAGGCACTGAACTATTACAGTGAGCAGTATGCCACCCTTAAAACTGTAGAAGAGTTTGAAGTAATGCGCAGCATGATTGAAAAGTTTGTGGGGAAGCCGGAAGGTGAATAGCCATGCTGTACCCACTAATCCCACGAGACGAGGTGGATTATCTAATCGCCAAATATCATTACAAATTCCTCAAAACCAAAAATATACAAGAACGTGCGGCGGTGTGGCAAAAGGTAATCCACGAGTTTAGAATCGGCTGCTATCTGTGGCACATGGAACCGGGGGACTGTATCGGCAGGACCATATGGTGGATAACACCGAAACACGCCAAATATGCCCGCTGGTATGAGGTTTGCCAAGGCATTGTGAAAGACGTTCGAAATGATGTGTTTTTCGTGCACGCGGGAAAGAAGAATGTAACCGTAAGAATGAGACACCTACTTGCAATGTCAGGGGCCCAGGAAGGAATGAAAAATGGATGATATCGAGTTCGCTAGACGACTTGCGCAGGTCCAGGACGAGTTAGATACTTTGTATGGTTATCTAGCGCACAATTCGGTGCTAGACGAGCGGGAGGATTATGCGTTACTTGGTCTTATTCGTGCGGCGTTGAGTGTGACGGTATGTTTTAACGAAAGCATACGCGCCATTACGCGATCTATCCATTAGAATGAAGCACTTGCTAGCTCTGGGAGGGAATTATAATGCGTATCTCTCAATTAGAGCGAACATTGAAGTCAGATGACTATACGTGTGATATTCATTCACGCTGTGGCATGTATGGGTTTGTTGTTTACGTCGAAACCAATGGCGTTAAGGAGTTGGTTTCTTGGGATTTTGGGTATTACGGGATGGAATTAGCCGAATCTGCTGCCCTTGCGTGTATTTTGCGCCGCACGTTGGGTGTATCTGTAAAAGACTACAGCACGGTGTTTAATGATTCGGCAGCCGATTGCGATTCTTCAGATTGATAAGCCAAAAGGCCCTCCAAATCGGAGGGCCTTTTACTATCTCAATCCGCACATGCTCAGCATGTCCAGCCACATCTCACGTGTTGCGTCCGAATCAAAATAACAATCGCCATGACTATAAGCGCGAACGGCAAATTTGATGAGCGGGGCATTTCGCTCGATAAGCATCGTGTCCGGCGACATATCATGGCGCGTCAACACAACCACCTGTTTCCTGCTAGGCGGCTTGCGGTCAACATACACAATGCCCGTATGCATATCTTGCCAAATGGCAAAGGGAATGCCACGGAACTTTAGGGCAATGATGCAATCACAGCTTTTAGTCCTCGTCTTTACAAACTGCCCCGTCATGTTAGTGAACTCGCTTTGCTGCGCGTATTCGGCGTAGTCGCTACCAGCGGTAAAGGCACCGATGTTGGATGTTGCCGAATACTGTTCGAACTCTGCGTTAAACGCGTTTTCGTAGTACACTGCTGAATTGCCCACCTTAAAATATCTACTGCTGCCCCTGGGGATGGGGGTAATGCCCCACGCCTGAAACAGCGGATTCACGAGGTCTGCATTGTTCGCCAGGCCAACCAAAATAACGCGGTTTTCGCGGCGGTCGAACGTCTCCCACATGTTCATCAACATATCAACGCACCCGCTCGGGTAGGGTGGGACGCGTTTCTCTTTGATAAACTCGTCCAGGACCATCAACGTGTTATTTGCCGTGGTGGCACCCTTCAATGAATCGAACGAGGTCAACGCATACATTTGGCCCAGGTTTTGCCACTTTGGTTTCCATTTAATGTTGCCGGTGTCTTTCTGCGCCTGGTACGCGGTCTGCATCATGCGGCCGTTCATCTGGAAACGCTGCCCCGGGAACTCGTTGTTGCGCTCAATGTCAGACAAAAACCCCTCGGGGCTTCGCAAAATGCGGTCAATCATCGTGTCGTAATAACGTACATATGCCCAGGTTTCGCCTTTGGTCAAAAATCGCTTGATGCCAACCTTCTTCATCGCGTACGTTTTGCCAAGGCTTCGTGGGCCCGTGCACAATCGCACGGGGCACCTCGCGCCCATTAACGCGCTAGGGTCCCAACGCGCCCATTTAGGGATACCACTCATTATCCTGCTCCTTACTATCCGATAAATCGATAAATTTCCAGGTTGCTGCCCCACGAATAATAATTCTCCACGGGGTCGGCTTCCATTTTCGGGCAAGGGGCGGCACCTGCACCCCATGCAACGCCGTTGCCCCAGTACCAACCAACATGCTCGGGGTTGGTCATTAAAATCAGGTCGCCAGGCTGCATCAAATCGCGCTGAATCCCATCGCATATTTTAGTGGCAGTGTCGCGCATTGTCCATGTTGATGTGCCGAGCCAATTATACTTGCCGTTGGTGGCTTTGTTTGCCGCCCACCAAATGCACGCGCTGCAATCGGTAAAACCGCTAACGTCCGGTTCCAACCTGCCTGCCGCCTGTGCGTAGTTAAACGCGCCCTCGTTTTGTTCCCAGATGGCCCGCATGGCTTCGAACTCGTCACTGCCACCACCGCCACTTCCGCCACCTCCCGTGCCCGGGTAGGTCGGTGCCGTTGCGTTTCGCACCGGCAACCAAACACCGTTGCCCGTGTTGTGGCACACCAGGCGGGTACCCTGCCCCATGGCACCGTACACGATTAGGTCATTGCCCACCTGCTCCAGGCGGCTAATGCTCGATTTGGTTTGGCCGTTAGTGTCGGGGTTGGTGCCCGGTGTAAAATCGGACTGTCCGAAGTCGGGCGGGGCGCTCGTGCCGTCCCAATCATTGAGCAGCTGATACACGCGGTTGTAACGGTTTGAGTATCCGGAAACCGGCCACGTGTTAAGCGTAGCGGCTAGGTACTCGTCCAGGCTTCGCCCACCTCCGATGTTCGCAAGGATTTGATTAGCGCTGGCCGGTGCCTGATGGTAGACGGACAGCATGAAAATGGTTTGTTTTACGTTATCGGTTGACATGCCCCAACCGGCCAGGGTGTCAAAAGCGCCGCCGCTGCCGAAAACCCAATCAAGGAAAAACTGGTCCTGCACGGCATGGTTTTCCTTGTCTTGGGCTGAGTTTACCCATGAATCCGCGTCGTCCTGGTAAAGATAAAAGCCGGTCCACCATGTCGCATCGGTGTCGGAGGGATGATTAGCCACGGCGTCTTTAAGGCGGCTTGATAGCTTGTCATAACTTGCGGCTGCGTTATCTCGCAGCCGCTCCATGAGGGCCGCCGCGTTATAGGCGTAAAACTGCCCAATGCCAAGCGTGATAGGGTCGTTCATGTTGACGGCTGCATAATCGCAATTAGATTCAACGATGCATATCGTGTACTCGCAAAACTGCTGTTGTTCTTTTGTCCATGCCATGCCTGCTCCTTATAAAGTAAACCCCGCGTGCCTTGTCCACGCGGGGTTTAGAGTGGTGCCTATGGGCTGTATGCGGAACCCGTGGCAGAGTTATTTTACATCAATGTTAAACAGCTGCGCAAGTTTAGAGTTCGTCAACTCAGGGGAAAGCTTGCACACGTTTTCGAAAATCGAGACAATCTCAGTAAGGATAATGAAAACGCAAACGGGAACGAACAGCGGCAAAGTAAATCCCAGGTCGATGAACTGCATGGACCATTCCACGAGTGCGGCCAGAATCATAACCATGATAAATCCGCACTTATGCCACCCGCCGGAGCGCATTTTGGTTGAATCCAAGGTTTTGTTCGCAACCGCTTGCATCATGCCCGTGAAAAGGTCCATCATCACGAACGCGCAGACGATTGCAGCAATATGCCAATCCATGTTATTTCCTCTCAATCGTTACTTTATACACGTCGTTTTCTAGCACTGCCGCGACATCAGATAGGTTATCGCCTCGAGCATAGGCCAGCCACTGCTTCTTGTCGCCGTAAAACAAATCAAGGTCAACATTACCGGCAATGCCGTTAACGGCACCGTCTGAGCAAAACTGCCACGCTACCACGTTACCGTCAGCAGCGGGGCAATCCCAGCCTTGTGCTTGGTCCCATGTGGGGCTAACCACATCCGGATAATCTGCAACCCAACGGGCGCAGTTGGGGTTTACTCCACCAAGATTAAATCGCCACGGGTTGGCATAAATCCATGGCCACACACCCGTTTTATGGTGTACGGTTTCAACGAATTGATTAACCTGTTCCACACTCAGGTCGCTTTCCCAATCCAGCACGGGGATTCCACGACCGAAATAGTTGGCACAGTTATCAAGGAAGAAGAGCACTTCGTCCACCACATCGTTTGTGCCATTGCCTGCAAAATGGTAAAACCCCCAGGGCATGCCGCTTGCCTTTGCCTGCTGGATAATCGAATCACAATATGGGTCAACAAAATTGGTGCCTTCGGTTGCTTTTACGATAACCGCATCGGCCCCGGTAAGGGCGGGGGTGTACCCGCCCTGCCAGTTTGAAGTGTCTAGGAAGTTAAGCATTAACGGCTCACCTTCGCACTAAATCTCTTGGTTTTGTAATCATAGACAACCATGCGGCCACGTTCGCCGTTGGTGCGTCCGATAGCGCCTAGGCGATAGATTGCGCAAAAGTCGCTGGGAGCGATACGCACCAGGTTGGCAACGCAGCGGTTTTGCACGGTGCCGGTAGAGCGATACACGTTGTTATAGCTATCTATAATCGTGCTACCTATAACAGATGTGAGCCAATCTGGTGCCATGCCGATGCAATCAGCATGTTCATGCCCGCACAGTTCTATCAGTATCTTGTCTTTATGTGGGAGCAGCGCGTTATAGAGCTGCTTAAGCCCAGGCGTGTATGGCATCTGGCCCTGTTCGCTCGGGTTCACAAACGTGGTGCTGTAGTAGTCGGAACAGGTCAGGCAACACGCGTGTGGTTGCAAGCTGCGCGGTGCCATGTGGGACAACACTACACACCATTCACACCCGGAGATAGCGTTTTCGAGCCATGTAAGTTGGCGCGACATAACATCACCGTCACACAGGCAATCAAGGCTTATCAAGCGTACGTTCTCGATATCTTTATACCACCACGTATCGGGCGCGGTCTGCACGCAGTTGCGGCCAGACGCGTAAGGCGCGTAATAGGTGGCGTAAAGCTTTGACTGCTCGGTATACTGCCGTGGTAGGGTCTTGGTCCAAACGTCGTGGTTGCCGACGCAGAACAGCATGGCACCAGGATATGCATACGTGATATCCTGGCCGTAATAGTCCTGCACCATATCACCTGTATGGACAAGCGGTATGCCCAGTTGCTGCGATAACGCCACAGCGTCTCTAGTGCCCTCTGCGAACGCGTGAGTATCGGATATGTGCAACAGCTGGATCATAGCGCAAACGTTCCGTTTGCATTGGCGTACGCAACGGCGCTTGTGTTGTCGCTCGTCCCGCCCCCAACAAAGAACACGAGCGTGCCGATAATGTCGGCATGGGCGGCGTTGGGCGTATTACGGCCCTCGAATGCAAGATTGCGTGTGCCACCCTTAATCTTCACGGCATTCCAGCTGTAAAAATAGTTTTCGCCGTTCCATTCCAAGCAACCGAGTTGGATGCGAATATCGCGCACGACAACAGGCACATAGCTCGGCAGCGTGATAGTAGCGCCTGTTGGCGTGCCCATCTCCAAATGTCCGGCGGTGATAATAAGCAGTTCCAAATCTGCCAGGTAAAATCCAGAGCACTTGTAATTGCTCGGGCCGACCATGCCCGTGTTGTCGGCGGTCGCGTCTGCAGAGTCGAAACGATACACGCGCTGGCTTTTCCACATGGCGGCGATGGCCGTCGCATCGAGCTTCTCGGCGGTTACCGCCGCCGTGGCAATATCAGCGGCATGTATGGGGAACTTTGATTTGAGCTGGTTAAGCTCGGCTACCTCGCCGTCAAGCGTGTTGATACGACCCTCGTTTTTCTGCGCAAGCGCATAAGCACCGTTAGCCGTGGCTTGTGTGTCGCCCATGGTGGTCTCGACCTTTTCCACGCGGTTAACGGCATTGTTCGCCGCGGACAATGCCATAGACGCATTAGCGCCAACCGTTGCAATGCCCGCGTCGATTTTGTTCATTGCGCCATTGAAGTCCCCCAGCCACGTGGGCTGGTCGTTATTGACAAAAATTGGGAGGTCGTACTTAGGCGTTGATTTCGAATGTGTCATTGGGATTATCCCTCCTTAATATGACTTGAAACAATTTCGATTAGCTTTTGCACGAAGGCATAGGACACGTAATTAGCCATTGATAACCCCCAAAGTCACGATAACGGCATTACCCGCACTATCTTCCACAAGTTTTACCTTACCATATGCGTCATTGTTGCCCCACTGTGGCAGATTGTAATTGGTCGTAGCCATTTTTAACTCCTCACACTAAATCAATGTGTCTTCATTGCGGGCAACGCAACGCCATTGTGCACCAATTGCACATAGAAATCATAGCTTAATAACGCGAAACATGTGTCGAAATCCCGTGAAGAATACTCGTGGCTGTCGTAGAAATACGCTGTCATGCCGCATGTGTCATAGTCAATCGCTGTCACCGAAAACGGCCTATCAAAATCGTACACATGTTCTATCGTACTCGAAATCGGGCGCAAATCGCCGTATGTTGGGTCGAAAGTCATTCCGTCGGATTCGGTTAGCTGTTTAATCAGCTCAAGCAGGTAGTTGTACCGCCGCACCACATCCGCCGAAATCGCCTGGTCCTGCGTGTTAACATATGCTTTTAGCGTTGCGGTTGCTGCATCAATCAACGCCTGTGCCTGCTCGGCGGTGACCTTGTCCATCTCAAGCCCAGTGGCGTAGAGATACAGCCAATGTATCTGGTCCTCGGGTGTGCGCATCTGCGCAAAATCCAGCTTATCGATGCCCGTATAGCCTGGCATGGCTGGGGCTACGTTGGCAGCCTGGGTACCGGCGGCGTTTTGATTTTCGAGCGCACGGAATCCGTACGGACTAAACATACCCATTTGCAACATCCCCTTCCGGATTGATTTTAGCACGCTCATCAAGCAGCTTGATAAGCGCGTCAACGCGACGGATGCATGTGCTGATTTCTTGGCTCAGCGGGTTAAGGGTATAGTACGCGTCGATGTCGTTGTCCATCATGGCATGTTTCGCGTCAAGCTCGAAACACAGCCGCATGCTGTCCAGCTGCACGCGCATATACGTGTAATCATCCTTGCTTTGCATCCTCACACCTCCTTACTACATCGGCATATCGTCCCAGGTTTGCATAAACAACGGCTCCAACAAGTTAAAGACTAGGTTATCCGTTGCCATGAAACTTGATGCCATCATATCATATACCGCATTGCCTACGCCTGAAATGGAGCTGTACGTTGTGGCTGCTGTGCCGTCCTGGTTGCCGTTGTCGGTTTGCTTGGTAACGCCCGTTAAGTATTGCTCCCCGTCCGGATTATCCAAAAACACCTGGGGCGTGCTCGATGCTGTGGCTACGCTTTGATTGCTATTTTTACCCTGAGTTGCCGAGTTGCTTTTGCCCTGGGTTGTTGCAAACGGGTCGAAATTCTCCCGGCGCACAAGCTCATACACGGGGTTGATGTTCGGCATTTGCTCGTACATCCGGCGGTTAAGATAAAAGATAAACATGGCCGGTGTTTCGCTTGCGATTCGGCGAAAGCAAAAATGGTTGTAGATTGCACGGTTAAGCTTCTCGCGGTACCCCTCGTCGAAAATGGGGTAGTCTTGCATGCCCCAATCATAGCCCAGTGCTTCAACCACATCCCGAAGCGTGTACTTATGCTCGTCAAGGGCGTCAAAATCGTTGTTGTTAAAGGTTAGCATTAGTAGCCCCCTCGCTCGGCTCGATAACTCCGCCGGAATCCAAAAATTCGCTTCCCTCGGAAATGGGCCAATCATCGCCGCTGGCTCCAGCAGCCATATGCGGCACGCTCCATTTTACGCTGCAATTCCAGCCGTACATGCCGTTGATTTGCTTGCAAAATTCCTGGCGCGGTTTTAAGAAACTGTTGCGCTGAATCATGAATTGCTCGTTGTTCGCCAGGGTCTCGGCAGTCTGCACGCGTTCCTTTTTCTCCGCAGCAGCATTGTTGTCGATGCCGAGCATCGTATACACGGCGGACACGATTTTCAGTTCGTCGTTCAGGATGTCGCTGCCTGCATATGCCGCTTTATTCATGGTCTGGAGCACCTGCACGCTCATGTTCTGCATGCCCGAAGGGTTCATGTATATTGCAGGTTGCCCCGAATCAATCCGGTTATACATGTCCTGGGCTTGCTTTTTGCCATATTCGTCCACGCTGATGACATAAGGCACGCGCATTGCACGAACGTGCTGGTCAACGGTAGTATCCATATCGGCCAGGCGCTGGGCCTGGCGGTCAATCAGCTGCAGAATCGGAAAACGCGTTAGGTTGTCCCAGCAGATAACGGCATCAGCAGGCATGACAACGGTTTTAGTCCTGTATTGATTGCCCACATGCTTAAACCACCAGTTGCAATGTCGGCGCTGACGCTGGCCGTTCGGCGTATACACATCAATGGTGTTTGGGTTGCGGTAAAGGTCAAGATTGCCAACAGGATTCATGCGGCCACACCAGTACGTGAGCACGCCGCTGGTGCTGCGTTTCGTTGCAGCGAACGAGCCATAGCCGCACAGCAGCGTTTCCAAATATCGCGAATCGATGCCGTCCGGCAATCCCTCCCATTCGAATCTGCTGATTGCGGCCGTCCAGAACAGTTGTCGCCAATAGTCATACGTGCGATATTGCTTTACGCTGGCCTGCCAGCGCTTGACGTAGCGCTTGCCGAACATAGACACGTTAAGCGGGGTAAACTCGGTTGGGTCTAGCATCCAAGGCTCCATACATCCTCCTTACTTTAGTACTCGATATTATACAGCGGGGCATTGACGACCGGCGCAATGTTGCCAATCTCAGACGGGTTGCCCCATACGGTCACGCCCTTTTCGAGCACGCCGCGAATCGCGTCCTTTTCAGCTTCATTTGCCTTTGCACACGTGATATAGGTTTCCGCGACCTTCCAGTAGCTGAAATGATTCATGATTTTGAGCGCAGTCATTTTCGCGTTTCCAAAGTTGTAAAACCGCTGAATCTTATAGCCATATCGTGCCCAAAAATCGCACACCGTGCGCATGGCTGCACCGCCAGCCGTCTTGTAATTGACCGCAAAACCGACCAAACCGTTTTTCCACATAAACCCTTGACCGCCCATCTGGCCTACCGTGGACGGGGCCTGCAATGCCGCATCCTGCACCGTGGCGTTAATCGCTGCAATCTGGTTGGCATAATCGCCACGCGCAGCGTATTTGGCATAGTCCAGGTTTTGACCCGCAACCTGACGTGATAAGTCCTGGGTTGCGTTAAAGGCTAGGTTTCCCGTTTGGCGTTGTGCAAGATAATTAGCAGCACCGGCCAGCGTAACCTCGTTAGAGCTAACAGCAGGTTGACCGGTAAGGCGATTCAAGCCGCTTTCAATCGCACCCATGGCTTGACCCGCATAATTGGCAATCTGCGGGGCGCCGATGGGCCCCTGGTCATAACGGTTGGCTTCATTAAGCGCGGTTTGATTCATGGCTTGGCTATACGCCAAGTCAGACGCTGCATTGCTTTTGGCGTTTTGCCAGCCGGCGCTTTCGTACTGATACGCCCGCGTGTGCGCTGTGGACGCAAGATAGGTGATGTAGTTCGAGTTGACGATAGAAAACTGGGGAAAATCGGCCAGCCATAGGCACGAATCAAGGAAATCACCGCTCGGGATAACGCCCGTATGGTCCGAACCGTCGAACCCATGCCACGTGTACTGATTATAATTAACCGGCTGTCCGCCTTCGAATGCCTGGCCGTAATTGGTTGGGAAAACGCCTATACGTGCAAATGGTGCAACGGCGCACCCGATAACGGTAAGCGCGAGGGTGTTGCCATACACGAGTTCGGGCTTTACAAATACCGAATTGCCATTGTAGGCAGTCAGCTCGATAACCGAATACGGATAAGTGTACGCCTTGTAAAGGTCATGGTAGCCATCCGGCACGCCATTCGAAAGCTGCTGATATATGTTGCCCGTGGTCGCGTAGGTTTTAAGGGGCAATTCGAGCGTGTCGGTTTCTCCGAGAAACTGCATCGTGATGCCGGAGTTGCCGAAAAGCTGTACATCCGTTCCCGCTGACAGCAAACGAGCCGGGAAAGTGGACACGGATTGGATGCATTGGGCGACCCAAGATTTTTCCTTCATGGCGTTAAGCACGGCCTTGAAAGTGCTTAACGACATGGAATATACATTGCAGCCGGACGGGATGCCGTCCGCATTCTGCCCGTCCGCAACGTTAAGGTTGGGGTTGTCGACAGTGCCAGGGTCGGCGGCTAGGTCTGCGCTGCTGATGATGATGATTTTACCGATATCAAAAGTCGATGCATCCGTAAGCGGGTACCATTCGTGGTTAGCCATCACGTACGAATCGCCAACGTCCAAACCCTCAGGCACGTTAAGATATTTGCGCAGGTATTGGCCCTGGAGGTTTTGCACACCGTTTTTAAAGATGGCATTAGATACACCCATATGCCCGCGCTCAACGAACATGTTGCCAAGGCACACGCCGAACTGGTAACTCTGAATAACGTCCAGCTGCAACGTTAATTGCGTGGTACCGGGGGCCACATAATCGGTGGACAGGATAAAATAGCACAGCTTTAACGGCTGCTCCTCTCCGTCCACGGGCTGCATGGGGTTTTGGACCACGACATAGTTATATTTGTACGCAGCTGAATACGGCACCGGCACACTGATGGGCTCGTTTGGGCGACAGTACGAAAAACGCTTCGAGCGCCATCCGGTGCCGCTGAGCGCCTGGGCATCAAGGTAGGCGTTACGCTGCTGCATATCATCCCAGATAACGATATCCCGATAATTCGCGTCCCATGGCACCTGCATCAGCGTCACCTCGGTGCCAACAGGCCACGTGTTCGGTGTTAACTTTTGTGGTGTTTCGACCATGTTTACTCCTTAACAAGACAAAATGGGGCGCATTACGCGCCCCATTATAGCAGGGTTAAAGGTTTAGGCCGTAACCGTGACGGTCACCTTGGCAGTGACGTTGGGCTTAGCCGGGTTACCGCCCTTTGCCACCAGAATGATAGTGGTTTCGCCTACCGACACGCCGGAAACCGTGAGCGCATCGTCAGCCACCTCGGCAACCGCGGCGATAGAATCGTCAGCGCTATAGGCCTCATAACTCTTATCGGTCGCGCCGGTCGGGGTCCAGGTAAGCGCACTCGTGGCGTTCGCGCCGACCTTGACCGTTACCTCAGCACCGGCAACCGCGGTCGCGTAAGTTGCACCGGCGATGGTAAAGGTGTAAACCGCCTGATACTGGCCGTCGGCAACGGAAGTTGCAGACACAACGACCGTATCAATGCCATGACAGTTGCCCGAATGAAAAACGCCGTTGCTGTCGATATACATCTCAGCGGGCAAAGTCTGGCCTGCACCGCGGCCGTTAAACGCCTTAATCTCATACATAACGGCCTGATTCGGGCCGTTAGTGCCCTGAACCTTGCTGACAAGCTGCACCGCTTCGCCGGGCTGGATGGTCTTAGACGTTCCGCCGTCCACATCGGTAAGGGTCACACCCGTGTACGTGGCGGGCAACGCCGAAATCTCCGAATCGGGGCGAGTGGAAAACATAGTCGCGCCGAGGAACAGCGAATAGCTAAGGACCTGCCAGATGTGCATAAACGTATTGTAGCTCAGATTGTCGGGGTTCATGGGAGCCGTTGCGGTTACCTGCAACGTGTCTGCAACCTGAAACCATTCCTCATCAAGCAGGAGAGCCTGACAACCGGCGATGGGCAATTCGTCAAGAACGATAATCTCGTCTGCGATAAGGCGCTGATTATCCTCGTTAAAGGCGTAGGCGGTTACAGCAACCTTAAGCGCGGCTTCCACATCCGAATCGATAACGGCAATCAATCGGTTAGAACGCGTGGCAAGTCCCTTATTACGGCCTTCGGGGGAGTATTGCGTGCGGAAATACTTCATCTTGTTGTAGGTTGCACGCATTGCTTCAATCAGTTTAACGCCCGCCTGAATCTTCTCCTCATGCGTAAGACCCTTGGCGTGGGTGTCCGGGACCTGGATATTCCAAAAGCCCCACAGATTGTCATACGTCGCCAGCAGGCTTCGCATAAGCAGATACTCGTCATTGTTCGCGGATGCAATCGGGGCAGCGGTCAGCGAGTTGAAGAAGGCCGAAATGGATTCGCCTTCGATAAACGAGCCGCGCAACACGTCCTCCATGGGGATGTTGATAACGTACTTATCGCGACGATTTTCGGTGTGAAAAATCTGGTGAATATCCGGTTCGCGACCTTCGCGGCCAAACACGTTTTCTGCGTGTGCATCATATGCGCGCGCCTTGATAAGGTTGGTTTGCACTTCCTGGATGGTTCGGCCATAACGCAAGGCAGGGGACTTCAATTTCGCCAGGGGGTTGGTGAAGTTCATGCGGTCGTTAATCTGCACACGACCGATACGTGCCAAAAACACGTTCCAGAACACATCCCAAGCTGGCGAATAATTGTTCATCGCGCGAAGAGTTGCAACCACGCTACCCTGGGTGGTAGCGGGAATACGCTGTTGGTAATCGTTCGGCGCGTACTTTCGCACCGTATCCAAAATCTGCGCGTTGGTAAGGGTCAGGCGGCCCTCCTCGTTAGTGAGTTTACTTTTAGCCATGTGTCACTCCTTAAAGGCCGAGCATTCCGGCCAGGTCCACGTCATCCAAATCAATAGCCGCACCGTATTCGTCATCAGGCATATCAGCGTCCGGCTTGACATCCTCGTCCTCAGCAGCGGCCGAAATGGTAGCCATCGCAGCGGCAAGGCCTTGCACCTGCTGTTCCAAGGCATCGATACGGGCGGTCATCGCGCCCCAATCGTGCTCCTCCACCTCCTGTTGCTGTTCGGCTGCGGTTTCCTCCTCGGCGGGGTCACCGCTTTCTTCCTCACGCGTTTCCTCGGCTTCGGTCTTGCGTGCCTGTTCCTCGTTCATAAGCACCTCCATTCGTTGTAGTTGGACAGGGCCATAATAGCACGAAACCCCGCACCGTGATACGGTCGGGGTTTCAAAGGGTTGCCCAGCTCACGCCGCACACCATGGGAAGCCTGCCAGCTAGGCGTGCACCGAGTTAGGGTTGCATTTACACGCCCGTATCCACGTGTGGCGAACAGCGGCGCACCAGACGTTGTTATTATGCATGTAATTGATATACGCTGTCAAGCAGCACCACACCGCCGGGTACGGTTTTTGGCATAAGTTTTGCGAACAGCGGGCAAATCTTTGTGTTTCCGTCCTTATCGGTAAAGGCGTTGCTAAAGCCGTATTCAAAGTTATCCCAGTTCACTAGCGCCTTAACATCATCCGGCATGCCTGCGCATGTGACGGAAAACTTGCCGTTTAGGTCCCACACATAGGCTTTAGCGCGCAGATGTTTCGCGCGGCTGAACGTGCCCTCCACCTTCCAATGACACAGTTCTTTCTCGTGGATAGGGATATTGGCGGGCTGCTCGGTGCCGAGCAGATGCAGCGAATCGGTATCGCAATACACGAAACGCTCACGATTATCCAAGATAGCAAACAGCAATTCCCGCCTTGCATACGCAGTGCAAAACACGCCTACCGGGATGTAAACAGGGGCACGCGTTTCTTCTTCGCCGAGTACATAGCGCACAATCCCTTCTTCGGCGTCATATACGGGTATCTTGCCGGTAACATCCGGATTCGTTGCAAACTTGCCATACAGGTTGTTAAGCATCAGCTTTGCAAGCTGGCGCAATCCGCCCGTTGACGTTTCTTTGACATGCCCCCAGTAGTCGATATATTCATCGAACAGACCTTTTCGTGCTGCAAACTTATAGCCGCCCGCGTACATAAGCACGTCAACATCATACATACGCTTCATGATTTCCCAGTCCACAGACGTAACCGTTATTTCAACAGGTGCCACGGTTTCACGCACATATTCATGGTTACCGTAAAATCCTTTGTTCTTAAGCTGGAGCATCGGCACGCCTTCGGGCTTTAACGTAAACTCCACTACCATTCGCTGCACATACAGCGGATAGGCACGGTCGTATTCGTATTGCCCCTCGAAAATGACCGGTGCACCGCAAGGATAGGGGTACTTCTTCATGACAGAGGGGTACATTGAATTATAGTCAACAGAGATACCTTCACCGATTTCAACGCCTGCATACTTTGGTTCCACGTAGGTAAAGCCCCCTCGATAGGCCTTGCGAATATCGCTATCGGCTTCAAGCGACAGGGTGGGGAAGTAGATTTTAAACGCCTTTTTACCGAACTGCTGCTTGAAGAACTCCATGGCGTTGGCACCGATGGTCATCTTCTCCAGGCCCTGAGCAAAGTTTTGTTGCAAGGCGCGGGCCACGATTTGCACATCGTGACTGATGTAATACAATTCCTCGTCTGTGATTTTGTGCCCAGGTTCACGATATTTGCGATAGTCCAAATCACCCTTTTGCTCAGGGAGGTTAAACGTTTTGGCGATACGGGCAACTGTCATGGGGAATACTTTGAGCGAATCTTGAAAAACTACACGCGTTCCATTACCAAAACAAACTTCGATTTGATAAAACTTTCCCTTGTTCGAAATAAGCGTAGCGAATTGACTACGTCCCGGATTAGTTTCAGCATACGTGTAGCCGCACCGCATGAGGTAATCCAATATAAACTTGCCATCAAATGCAAGATTGTGAAACCATGCCGTGTGCACATCGCCACGCGACAACCAATTCATAAAAGATTGTATGGAGTTACCATAATAAACCTGCTCGGGGTCATCAATGAGCGCAACAGCCCAGGCCCACACTCGGCAATCCTCGGGGTTGGTTGTTGTCTCGAAGTCAGCTGAAACTGCCCAACTCATTACTACACCTGGGCCGCTTTAGCACGTTCGCGGCCACGCTTCGCGCGGCGGCTGCTGTAGCGTGCCATGTTCTTTTGCACTTCAATGATAGATTTACCTTTGGTAACAGCCTGCGCACGCTCAACATATCCTCGAAACGTGCCCATAGGGCCTTCGCCATCAACAGCCCCACCCTTGGGGCTGTATGAAAATTCGAGCGTATCCCATGACGCGTAAACAGTGGACAACAAATCAAACGAATCATTATCTAGATTGCGCACAACCTCGGCAAGTTCGTACTCGTCTAATTTCCACAGCATCTTTTCCATGGCTTCGCGCTGGCGCTTGCGATACCAGCTAAACTTATGCTTGTTCCGCTCCTCGAAGCGTTTAATACGGCGCTTAGCAACCTCCACAGATGCAGGCGGGGTCATCTTACCCACGTCAATAGGCGCAAGCAGGCCTAAAATGCCCTGGCCCTTGCCCAAAATCCCTTCACGCGGAGTATATGCCTTTTGCCATTCGCCAGGTGCAATGCCTGCAATACGCTTACGCTCGGTTGCTATAAACTTATTTCGCTCCTGCTGTAGGCGTTTAGCCTGGTCAATCAACTTGGTTGGGATAACGTTACCGCTCGTTACACCCGTGTAACGAGCGGTTCGGTTCCACGTGTCAAGACGCTTGGCATACGCCTGCCGCTGTGACGGTGACATTGCTTTGAGTTCTGCCCATGGTTTACGCGGAGACACAACTGCAATGGCTTCGCGGCTTGCTCCTTGCTTGCGCAGCCTATATTCCTTATCGCGTGCACGCTTCTGCACACGGCTAACATCATACGCCATTTTGCACCACCTAAACAAAAGAGGGGACTTTACAGCCCCCTCATGCTATCACACGGCTTTTACAAGGAGCCGGAAGGATTAGAGTACGATAAACTGCTTCAGCTTACGCCCACCAGCAAGCTTACGCTCGGTAAACTCGATAGTGATAGGCTCATCAGCGAAGTCGGAACCATACGCCATGATGAGGTTCTTTGCGCAGCGGGCGATACCGTCAGACTGCGAGAAATAAGCGCCCTGCTCGGTAATAAACGTAGTGCCTTCGCACATCACCACTTCGCCAGTTGCCTGGTCCAGACGCTCTGTAGGCTGTACGATAATGCCGGAAAGCGTAAGCTGCTTAATGTCCGCATCATTGAGGGATTCGGCGGTATTCAACGCGTTAAACAAGCGCTTCTTACCTTCACCCGTGGTGGTGTCAAAGGCCAGGGCCATGACGGGCTTAGCGGTAACGGTGGGAGCCATGTTGGCGTTCTCGATGGTGGTGATTTCGGTTGCCATTTTAGTTCTCCTTAATTCGTTCGTGCGCGCAGGCGATAAATTCTTCGACACTCATGTAATAGACGTGAGTTTCCTGCTCTACTTTGTTGATGGTAATGGACTGGTCATTGTACTTTCGGCGGAAGTATTTGCTGGCCTTTTCTTCGTTGGTGGGGAAGGTTGTAACATCGCAAAAATCTTCAAACTCACCATACTGATTTACATGCTGGCCAAAGCAAGCCGTGGTGGTAATACTTCGCGTGATTTGACTCGTTCGTGGCATGTTGTGCTCACCTCCTTTGCTGCTACTAGATTACTACAAGTGGTTAGAGTTGACAAGGGTTGTTTACAGTTGTGTTGAG